TTAGCGACAACACAAAGTTGATGGATCAAGCCGCGTGCGCCGGTGGTAACTGCGAAATTGCATAATAAAGCTGTCCAGTTTATTATGCAAAAAACTGGACAATAATTCGGTAATTCTCCGAAAAGGTCCACATTATTTGACAGTAGTGTGGGCTTTTTCATTCATTAGTGCAGTAAAATGCATTAATGTATGAATAAGTGGTCATAAAGGGTACAAATTGCAGTAATTTGTGCTTTTTAAGACACATTATTTGTGATTTTATCACAAAAAACAACCATTAAAATGGTTAAAAATGCCCAAAACAGGGGTAAATAACCATTATAATGTGCATTTTGAGCAAATAAGAATTTTGCACAAGGTATTACTTTTCGATACTTTATGCATATCTTTGCACTTAGACCTAATGTCCCCACCTGCATACCGTTAGATCTGCTCGTGGGGCTTTTTACACCTAACTATAATTCGGCAGAATTACTAACAATTGCCAGTAAATAGAAAAAGTGGCAAATGTTTGCACAAAAAATGCACAAATTGCACAATTTATTTAATAAAAACATTATATTTGCATTGTTCATATCTCGTTGGGGAGCATTGGGGCTTGGCTCGTCCGGCCCCATTGTTTTTTAAACCATGAAATCAGAAAACAAAAACATCGCAAACTACGTCAACCACGTTATGAGTGAGTTGAACTCACTGTCTACCGACCTTTATGAGGCCATGATGGACCAAGAGAATGACGAGGTCAAGAAGATCGTAGAGACAATGATACCCATCCTTAAGGATATCCAGTCGACCCACACAAATGAAATCGTATAAGCAAGAGGCTATTGATCTTTTCGATAAAGGAGAGATGAACAAGTCCCAGATCGCTAGGTACCTAAAGGCCAAGCACAATCTGCCGATGTCCATAGAGACAGTGAGGAAAGAGGTTTGTAGGCAAGTAGGTAAACACAAGGCACTAACTCAAGAGTGCGACAAGCTAGGAATACCATCAGAACAAGTAAAGCATTACTGGCACAAAGGAAAACACTTCTCCATCAACGTCAAGGGATCTGACGCTCCGTCATACGAGGAGATACGTGACGAGATGATCGAGCAGATGTCCAAGTACTCACCGCAGTACCAGTACATCCACAGGAGTCAGAGCCGTGACGGCCACCTGTTGGTATTGGATCCTGCTGACATCCATATCGGAAAGCTCGCTAGTTCTTTCGAGACCGGCGAGGAGTACAACAACCAGATCGCTGTACAACGCGTAAAGGAAGGCGTTAAGGGCATCTTAGACAAGACTGCAGGGTTCAACATCAACAAGATCCTTTTCATCGCAGGAAACGATATCCTACACATTGACACACCAAGAAGGACCACCACGTCTGGAACGTTCCAGGACACCGACGGCATGTGGTACGACAACTTCTTGATCGCAAAACAGCTATACATTGAGTTATTGGAGATGCTGGTTACGGTTGCAGACGTTCACTTCTGCTTCAACCCATCAAACCATGACTACACCAATGGTTTCTTTTTGGCCGACACGATCCAGTCTTGGTTCTCTAAGAGTGAAAACATTACCTTCGACTGCTCTATTGCACACAGAAAGTACTACACTTACGGGGACAACATGATTGGGTCAACACATGGAGATGGTGCCAAGGCACAGGACTTGCCGTTATTGATGGCACAAGAGAGTCCACAGTCATGGGCACAGACCAAGCATCGCTATGTGTATACACACCACGTGCACCACAAGACGTCTAAGGACTACATTGGTGTTACTGTGGAGAGTCTACGTTCACCGTCTGGTACAGACAGCTGGCATGACCGCAATGGTTACAAAGGCGCTCCCAAGGCGGTGGAGGGATTCCTCCACCACCCAGAGCACGGGCAGATCGCTAGGATCACCCACATATTCTAGTCTTCCTCTTCAACAACCTCAGCGCGTTTCTTGATCTTCTTGTTGATCTGGCCAACTATGTAGGCCACGTCAGCAGGAAGCAAGCCGCCATAGTATCCAGTCATGATCGCAGCGTTGATACGTGCCATGTCTGCATCGCCTTCAAGGATCTGCTTTTCACGCTTAGTGCCATAGCTCTCTTCTTTGAATGTTCCGTCGATGGCCATGTCGTAGTAGTCAGCAAGCTCCAAAGCCTTCTCAAGTGCGATACCCTGTGTACCCAACATGTCTAGGTAACCTTGGTTCTCCTTGTCGTACAGTCTGAACTTAACACGATCGTCCTCTATGCCAAACCAGTCAGCTGGGATTTCGCTAGACAAATTTGTTTCATCAAGAATGTAGTTGATTCCCTTGCTAGCAAGTAGGTCAGCTCCAGGGATCGGCGGAACAAAGAAGTCCTTCATGAAGTTCTGCGCTGTGTATGCAGACCTGCGTAGGATCATTTTCTTCTTCTCTTCTTCCCTGTCATCATCGTCGTCCTCTCCAGACACGGCGGCAAGTATGTTCATTGCAACCTCCCACAGCATTGAGTTTGCTGCGTAGCTGATTGCAGAGAACGCTCCAAGCTCTACAAGAGCACCGGCCAATGACAACGCGGCTTCCTGCCTGTCTTCAGCTGTGGTAACAGCCTTGTTTGACAAAGTGCGAACATCGGCCCAGATGCGTGTCTTTTGGTTAAGTACAAATGTCATCAATGGGAAAATCGCTCTTCTCAAGAACGCCTTTGCAGGATCCTTGCTGGCCATGAACTCGCCCTGCATGTCAGAGTCACTGATGTTCTGTTGAGAGTCAACCATCATCTGTGCGTAGTCAGCGGCTTTCTTGTTTACTTCATGGGTGTTCCAGTTGATTCCAGATGTCTTGATGCCCTCTTTCTTGAGGCCCTTCTTGTAGAAAGACAACCAAGATGAACGAGCAGTCATGATGTCTGGATACTTAAGAGTAAGCTCAAGCATCAAGTTACTGTATGCAGCAACGCCATCAACACCACGCAATAACAAGTTCTTTTCAGCCTCAACCAACTGGCGGTTGATAGACTTCAATTCACCCTGTGAGCTAATGCCACGGTTGGCGATTGGATACCCGGTTCTATCTATGAATGAGAAACCACCTACCATCAATGTGCCAAGGTCAAGTCTTCCAGTCTGAACTAGCGTGTTGAACAATGGAGGAATAGACTGCTTGAACGGCTGTGACAAACTGAACAATGCCTTTGCGGTACCAAACGACGCAACTGCGTTGACCAATCTGTTAAGAGTCTTGAGTTCGCTTTGGTCTACATAACCTTGGCCCTTGGCCCTGTTTACATAAGACACCAAACGCTTCTTGTACACGTTCTTGTCTTCCTTGCTAGCGAACAGTTTGCTGAAGTCTTTAGACGTTACAAAACCCTTCATCTGCATAACAGATCCGGCAGTCTCTACGTCAACCATGGCATTCGTCAAAGCGTTTACGTTGTTAACGTCGAAGTCCAAGTTTACGATACGAGTCTTTACACCGTTCTTGTTCTGTGGCAAGTTCTTGATACGCTTGTTTTCTTTCAGTGATCCAGATTTTTCGGTGCTTACGTTCTCAAAGTTTCCAAAAAAACCAGAGTCGAAGTCTTCTTCAGCAGCTGGAGACACCTCTTTTAACTGAAATCTGTCAGGGGTAAAGTTGCTGTCTCTTGACAATAGTGTGTTGTACACGTTTCTAGACACCTCGTCCATGCGGTCGTAGTGCTTGGACCACTCGTTTACCCACCAGTCAACAGCCTTCTTGTTAACTTCGCTAACATTTTCACGTACCTCTTTGGCGTTCTTAGCGTCTTTTAGGATCTTGTTGTAGACCTTCTCTACCACTTCGCCCTTCTTGATTTCGGCGTCTGTGCTATTTTCTGGGTCTTTTAGCGCCTGTATTGTTTCCTCAATGAGTGATTTGCGCCTATTAAACTCGTCTTGCGCCTGGAATTCATCTCCAATAACTGTTCTTGACACAAATGCAAGCATCCCGCGTTCAACAACATTCTCGCTTGATAAGAAACCTTTAACCTTTGAGAACGTAGCAACATACTCTTTAACGGCCTTCTCGACGATCTTGATGGCCTTTGCCTTACCGTTTGACACTCCGGTCACTCCAGATGCTTCGGATACTTCTAAGGCCCTGCTAGTGCTTCCCCACATCAACTTATTAAGCATTGGCAACGAAGCGATCTGTTCTGCCCAAATTCTACCTGCTCCTTTAGAGAAGTATTTCTTAAACGGAATAGACTTGAATCCTTTCTTTGCAAGCTTCTCTGCGTTGAGAGATCCTTCGTACAGGTCAACCATGCCAACAATACCAGAGGTAACGCCATTGGCAATGAAGTTGTTCGCATACTCAAGTGCCTTAACGGCCTCTGCAAGTGACAGGTTATCAAGGTCCATCTTGGCAAGCTTGACGATGGCCGACTTTTCGTCTTGTGTTAGATCGATCGGATCGCCAGTGAATGGGTCTTCGCCTGTTCTTGCGATCTGAAGTAGAATTGGAGATACCTCGTCCATCATTTGCTTGACAGCGGCCTTCGCCTCTTTTGCTTTGGCTTCTGACTCGTCTTCGTTCTCTTCGATGGCGGCAACTACTTTTTTGATTTCGTTGATGGTCATCTTACTGTCCAACACACCAGCATCCACCAAGTCTTGGTACTTGCTCAAAATTTCATTCTTGATCTGCTTTCTTTGTTCTTGAATCTCCTTGTCGATGTAAGAAACCATGTCGGTCATGTTCACCAATGAACGCATCTTAACATCACCTGTCTTACGAGACACAGACTTAAGGATTTGCTCAGCGTTGTTTAGATAGTCGTCGATGTTTTCTACACGCGATGGATCGATCTCTGCAAAAGTCTTTGCAAGTTTTGAGCTTTCAGCTTGGTTGTCAGGATTCTTTGCCGCCTTTCTGATGGTCTTGCGAAGTCTTGTAGCCTCTTTCACCTTGTCCGCATACTCAGCGCTCTGGAACACGTTGGCCATGTAGTCAACGAACCTGTCACGCATGTCTGGGTTCAAGATGTTCATCCGGTCGTATCTAGCCAAAATGGTGCTTGCCTGCTTGGCAGAGATGACACCACGGCCAGCCATGCCACGAAGTGTATTTGAGATTTGCATTCTTAACTGCTTAACAAACGCAACGGCGTCTTTAGCAGCCTTGGCCTCTAGTTTAATCTGGTCCTTAAGGGCAGTCTTCTCATTTACGGTGACCTTCTTGGTGTCTTTGATCTGACCTAGGATTTTGCCTACAGACGGAGCAACTTTAAATTTCTCTCCGCGAAGCTTTACAAAGTCACGGACGATCTGCTCACGCTGTGAGTCGTCGGCTCTTTCGTAAACAGCTGACTTCTGAATGTAGCCAACTGCATTTGCTGTGGCCTGGTTGTATGAGCCAGTTCGGTTCATTGTCTTGTCCAATATGCCTTCAACCTCACCCATCATACGCTCGTATCCAGGGATGGTGTTCACCACAACCTTCTGTGACTTGGTGGTAACAGTAGGCTTTGCCTTCTCGATCAGCATAATCTTGTTGCTTGTATATGGCGACAACGTGAACTTACCACTATCGAATCTTCCGAAGTCGTTTGGAGATTCATATGAAAGAGTATTGCCATCAACAGCTACAACAGTGGCGTACCTTCCATACAAGAATATCTCGTCACCTACCTCGTATGTAGGTTCTGGGATCTGCTTGAAGCCGGTGTACTCTGCCTCTGGCTTTAAAGCCTTAGTAGTCTGTGCACGGTAACTCTTAGGTCCTCCCCAGTTGGTAACTAGCATGTCGTAACCGTTCTCTGCGGCAACTTTGGTTACCCAAGCAGCAGAGTTATTTGCGTCAAACGCATACTTTGTTGGCCTGTCCTCGTTACCACGGTTTCTGTACGCTTGGAATCTTTGTCTTGCCTCTTCCTCGAAACCTTCTGGATCGTGAGATACGGTTCCTTTTTCTGTGCTTCCGTAGAAGTATACCTTGTCTTTTGGAACCAAAACTGTGTGTGGAACATTTCCAACACCACTTTCTACTTGACCTTGCTTTGTATAGTACATCGCAACACCACCAACTGCAGAAATAGCGGATACCTCTTCGCGACTCGTGAAGTTCTTCTTAGAACCAGACATCGGCTTGATGGTGTCTCTAAGCTCGTCAGAGTAGTGAACGAACACGTAGTTGCCTTTACCGTCGTCTGTCAACACCTCGTCAACAACTGTCGGTACGTTCTTCTGTGAGCGTGACTTAACTACTATCTCTTTGTCAGAAGCAACACGACCCATGCCCATACCCATTTGAGCAAGACCAAGCTGTGCGTTTGATGCCTTCTCTCCAGACATAGTTGTAATCGCTTCAACAGCTTTTGGCCTGTAGTTGAACACCTTTAATACCGGTGGTTTACCACTTTTTGTTACGATAGAAAACGGGTAGCTTGGGTGTTGGTCATCTTTCTTTACTACAACGTCTTCGTCTACTTCAACAATAGCGTATGCATGGCTATTGTCAAGGCCAATAAGCAATCTCTCGGTAAGTACTGTTCCAATTTGCTTACGAATACCCTCTCTTGAGAACTGAATATTTTTAGTTGTTCCTAAAGCTTTTCTAATTTCTTTAATGTTTTTATTAGCAGACTCTAGCTTTCCTATCTCATCGATTAGTTTGCTAAAGAATCCTCCACGATCTGAGAATGTAGAGTCAGACACATTCATGAACTTGTCTTCAATGTCTTTCTGTATCTGCTTAGCAGAGTTGCTACCAGAGAAGTCAATATTATAGGACTTGCCTGCAGCATTCAAGGCTTTTCTAAAGTCAGAGGTAGAAATAAGATTGTCAAATACCAACTCCTCCAAAATACGCATAGCAGCCTTAACCCCTTGAACAGAGCTAATCATTTTGTCTTGGCTTCCACGAACCAACACCATACGGCCTATACCATCTGTGGATTCTTTACGTGACTTATTGATGTAACCAGATAATGTTTTTGCGCTTGTCTGTTTTCCAGAAGCCCATACATTACCAAACTTTAGTACATAATAAATGCCGCCATTCCCCTCCATAATCTTCTTGCCTTTGTAGTTTACATTTCCTACTAGCAAGTTATCTGGTTGGTGTATTGCTACTGGTTGTCCACCAGCTTCATCTATAGACGCATTTTGAACTACAAGACCTCTATCTACTAAGTCTTTAAACTCAGCATCGTCCTCAAAGTATTGAATATCAAAGTCGCCTATCTTCTGGCTTCTATTTGAAAATACTTTTTTGGTATCTTTAATTTCCTGGGTGTTTTTTTCTCTAAAGAAAGTAGACACGTCCTCGCCTTTTGCCACCTTGTTTGATATGGTGACCATGAAACCAAGGATATCCTCTGGAGTTGCTTCGTCCAAGAACTGCTTCTTGCCGGTGAACAACTGAGCGAACTTGTTGATGACGTCTCCGATCTTCTGTAGCAATGACTTCTGCTTAGCATCTAGTGACCCTTGCTTGAAGCCATCAGCTACCAACATGCCACCGAGCTCAGCCATGTACTCAGAGTACTTGACGTCTTCGTAGCCTTTTTGATTAGAGAACTTTGTTAAAGCGTCTGCAATCTCGCCATAGCCATTCAATCGTAACTGACGGTCTATTTCATCTCTAAACTCCTTAAACTTCGCCTGATCGTCTCCAAATGCGTCGTTGAGCATCAATTCCCATGCTTCGTGTCCTACGGTCTTAGAATCAGCCTGTGACTTGTCAAGAACGATAGCGAATGGCTTACCATTTACGAATACCGTTTGACCACGAGTCTCTGTGGTAAATCCTTCTGCCACGTCAGCGGCTTGGGTCGGAACAACAGCGGATAATGCTTCAGCGATCTGAAGCTGTGCGTCCTCTGTGTTCTCGGCTACGATGATCTTAAGATCAGGAGCGACCATCTTCAATGACTGAGCAGAGTTGTTTACCGCTTGGTCAAATTCAGATTGTTGCTGTACTTGTGGTATAAATTGATCCCTATAAGCCATAGCTTGATCGTAGTCGTCAAACTTTTGCTCTTGAATATCAAGTTTGTTTTCGGGGTCATAAACCATAGCCACAACATCTGGTGTGCCATGCTTCTCCTTGTTCCATCCCTCTGGAGCGTACTCCTCGTTGAACGGAACTCTAGAAACCACTCTAAATCCGGCTTTCTCGTAGATAGGTGTAAGGTAGTTGTCGAAGTTATCCAACTTGATACCTCCAGCATCAATAGCTTTTTGAAGAAGCTTTTGTGCAACTCCCTTTGCTTTTGATCCGATCTTCTTGAATAGACCCTTGATGTCTCCTTCTTTTGAAACCACAACCCCCCCATCTTCGTCTGAAATAACAGTGCCTTCTTTTGCCGATTCTTCGGTTACCGAATCAACAGACCAGTATTGCTCTGGATCAGACTGTTTGGTTTCTTGTAAGTCAGCAATGTACTGAGCTACTTCTTCTTGGGCTTGACCTTCTTCGGTAACGACTTCAGGTTCTGCTTGGGGTTCTCCTTGCGCCACTTCTCCGCTAACTGCGGCTCCTGGCTGTACAGGTACTTCACTTGTTGTTTGCTCTTGAACGGCATTTGATATGTTTTTTAGTTCTTGGTCAATCGCGGTTATACGCGTTTTTTGTTTATCTACTAATGAAGGGTCTTTGCCTTCAATTTGTTTTGTAAGTTTGCGCTTCTCTGCAATTAAGTCAAACGCTTTTCTTTGGTTGTCTTCGCTAAGGTCTTGAGGCAACTCCATCGCTATAGCACGGGCCTCGTTAAAATTGTTAATGGTATTTACAGCTTGCTCCTTAGAGAGCTTTCCGTCCATTATCTGAGCCTTTAGCGTGGCAATTAAAGACTTTGACGTAGTTTCGTCTGCAAGGATTTGCTTTACAAGCCTAAACGTTTCGTTTGTATTAGACTTTCCAGTGACATAGTTTGATGTTTGCTGTGCAATATTCACAGCTCCCGCCATCCACATACCACCAAGCCCCTCAAGCATTGCGTCTTCTAACAGCGCCTTTCCAAAATCTTTATCTCCAAATCCTGGCTGCTTAAACAGATCTTTTCCCTTTGCTATTTCGTATGCATCTCTAAACGCAGTATCTGAAATATTTTGAAGAGCACCTGTTTCAAACTCGCTTATCATTGCACCAGCTGTGTTAGCTGCACCTCTTAAAGCCAAGTTGCTTATCTCCGCATTGATGATTTTGTTAAGTCCTTTTACACCAGCTTTCGGAGCAACTTTTGAAAGTGCACTAACAAATATTGAAGACGCCAACCCCTTGTTAGCACCAAGCCATTGAGTTAAACCAAAGTTCTCGAGCTTCGCCTCCACCAATGCTGGCCCAGCAGCCATAAAGAACTTTTCTTCTTCTGGAAGATTCTTTGTCTCTGGATTACTGTTCATCTCCTCAAATCGTCTGCCAATACCCTGAGTAGTCATTGCTGTTACCCTAGCTGCAGCCCCCCCAGGAACTAGTAAAGATGGAATAAATTCTGGAACAGAGAACAATGCCTTCCATGCCATATTCCCCTCGGTTGCATACTCTTTTGAAACACCCTCTGCTTTTAGGTTGTCATATATTTCGTTAAGTAGCTTTGCTGAGTTTTCTTTGGCTTGTGCCTTATCTCCGTAAAAACTTTCAGAAGCACCCAACGTAGCGATATCAGCCACCTCTGGAAGCGCCGCCATTGCTCCGCCAACCAAATCCTTAGCCCCCTTCAACAGAGAATTGTACAATGCGCTAGGAATGTTTCCGTTGTATGACAAAAGACGAGTGTTCTCTCCCACCGCTTTCTTAACTCCCTCATCGGCCAAAGCACCTATGCTCTTGGCGTACTTAACTCTTTCGTCAGCTCGCGCTTGCAAGTCTTGATATCTTTGAGTAATTGAGTTGTACGTTTCCTCAATGTCTGGAGTGACGCCACTTACCGCAACTATCTCAGAAATCTTTTTGGCTTCTTCGTTTAATTGGGCGACCTCTTTATTGATATCGTCTACAGCCTTCTTTGTGTTGTTTAATTCGTCATTTGCAAACTTAATAGAATTGTCAACCATCTCTTGGCTGTACACTCTTTTAAACTTACCCTCTTCTTGTGGAGAAATACCATCTCTTGACATCATCAAGAATTCCATTGGCGTAATAGGTTTCTTTTCTACACCAGCAGACTTGCCCATTAAGAATGACTGAAGCTTGTCAGCTTCTTGCTTTGCCATTCTCTCGTTGTCTGTAGTCTGTATGGTGATAGAAGACCCATCGTCCGCGATAGCTCTAATATCTCCAAGACCTAATGCCTTTTGTGTTTTACTAGGCTCAATCTCAAACCTAACACCAAGATTCCCATACTTTTTTGTGAGGTCAGATAAAATAGTCTCTCTGGTTCCTCTATTTAAATCAAGATCTTCTGGGGCAACCTTAGACTTTCCAAACAACGCCTTGTCGGCCTCTTCTTTGGGGACGGGCTTGAATCCCGGCTTAGATGCAGCAGTAAGTGCACCAGCTGCTAGATTTACTTCTGATTGAAGTTTCTCCTGCATTGTTGGCTGTTGATCAACTACGACAGTCTCTTGGACGGCGCCTCTGAAAGGCATCATCATCTCAAGATCCTTTTCGGTCAATTGTGCAGCAGGTGCTGCAGGGGCTACAGGCTGAGCAGGTTTACCCTTGACGTCATACCTTTTCCTTGCAGAAGGCGCCGGCGCCCCATCTGGGCCCATCGCTCCAGTAGCCGATGAAGTAGCTTGCTGACCTTGTTGAGAAGGAGAAGCCGATTCTTTTTTTTTTACTTGTGTAAAGTACTTGCCCTTAAAGTCGTTAAAAGATTTTGTGTACAAACCTTGGTCATACACGACTTGATACAACTTAGACATATTTTGCTCGTCAGAATATTTACTAACGAATTCATCGTATGATTTTGTGTAAAGACCATTGTCTTTAACTACTGAATAAAGGTTTTCTATTTCTGGCATATTAGTCTAAGACCCCTCTTTTAGTGGTGTTTTGATTGTTAAAAAATGCTTGTTCATAGCTTATTGATTGCCCGGGAGTGAGAGTCGCATTAAGCAAATCGTTAATTAACCTTTTTGCATCGTCTCCAGAACGCGTCAATGGTTCCCTAATAGTTTTCGTCTTTCCTGTTTTAGGGTCAACAAAATCATATTCTACATCAACTTCAATTCCCTTTAGTGGATTTCTATTTTTGTCCGTACCTTCTAAAGGCTTAACAGATACAACTTGAACGTCTTTGTTGTTTATTTTTAATGGCTGGTTGAGTATATACGCCCTGTACGAGTCTGGATCATTATATATCATATTGACCAGCTCTTTTCTGTTGTTAACACCACCGGCCCCGTCTCCGCCACCTTCCCCTGACTTACTAGTCTTTTCTACCGGTCTTGGCTGCTCTTTTTCTACGTCAACTCTTGAATCAACAAGCCTGTCTAACACGGCTCTCGCCTCGTCCTCTTGAGCCTTTGTTAACTTAGGAGTAGCAATTCCATTTGGTCCTTGAACCAACTGTATAGCTTTACCACCAGCCGCTTCAATTTCTTTCTTTTGCTGTGGTGTCTCGTAGAACTCATATCCACCAACGTAGTCAGCCAATATACTTGCAGCGCCTCGTGGGCTTTGCATTAACGACTTGGTGAAGTTTGCCTTTGCCTTCTGATACTCAGCCTTTAGCTGTGGAGATGTAGTCCAATATCCACCCAAGTACTTCGATGTCTCGCCTAGTCCTTTGGTAAATTTTTCTACTTCAGAAACGACGTCCAATCTTTCTGGGGTCTGGTTCTCTGGAATAAGCATTGACTTGAAGTCTACTACCATTCCAGTATCTGGATCTGTCATTACAACACCATTGGTGGTTGGGTCTACAACCAACTGCTTGTTAGCAACGTCGGCTAGCTTTGACTGTTTATCCAAAAAGAACTCACCAAGCTTTGATGCCTTAGGATCGTTCAAGTACTCAATCTGCTTTGCAATAATATCGTTGTAAGACTTTGAGAATTCACCCAGATACTTCCAGTCTTCAGACATTCTACCGACACGAGCCTTATACTCTGTTGGTGTAATCTGTCCGTTCATCAACTGTTTCTTCAAGTCCAACGTGGTGCTACGAACGCGATCGGCTCCGTTAAGGATCAATTCGTTGAAACTACCAGATTGACCGGGCTTGTATTCTTTAGACGCAGTTACTAGATCGTCTGCTGATTTCTCGAGAGATTCTCTTTGTTTCTGTCTGTCTGTTTCAATGGCGTCAATATCCGTGATGGCACCCTGTGCGATCTTGAGCCAATTTACTGGTTCGGGCCTGCCTTGGTATCCTAAGTATTCTGCCATGTCTTAAAATATTGGGCTAAACGTGCCGTCTGGATTCATCTTCATGTTGAAGGCTGTCAATGGCTTTGGTCCGCCAGCAACACCAGAAGGTGTCATCAATCCTGCGGCAGGAGAAAACGTTGGCTTTGGTGCGGTAGGTGCGGTAGTCTTTAGGCCCATTCTGTTAATTCCGCTCAAGTCTGGAGCTGACTTTTGTGTGTCATACAATGACTTCCCCTCTAGGTATTGACCGTATCCGGTTTGCAGAGCGCCAAGTCCTGCACCAATGGCCTGGTTAGCAATTTGTCTGTTCTCAGATGCTGCCAGCTGTGCTCCCTCTAGCTCTCCTGTTGCAATGCCAACTTCTCTACCAACTTTACGTCCTTCGATTTGCTGACGAGTTTGTGCACGCATCAAGTCTCTTTGGTATTCTTGATTCTGAAGATCTGCACCTAACTCCAAGTTGGCTTGGTTTGATTGCTGTGTCAGTGTCGGAAGACCACCAATAACGCCGGCCGCCCCTGCTCCCTGCAAGGCCTCTACACCGGTAGCTACTTGTTGTTGTACGCCTTCTTGTGCTAGGTCGTATCCCATGGTTGGGACCTGTAGACCAGCCGAATAATCTGTTTCTGAAATGCCACGAAGCTTAGCCGCTGCGTCTTTTGCGGCGAAATCTGCTTCTTTTCGACGCTTATTTGCGGCGATTGCCTGCCCAGCACTTGCTGCGGCGGAAGCTCCTGCAATTATCAATGATGTTGTTGCTGCCATTTTATAATACTTTAACTAGTTCAGTACACCCAACGCTACCCTTTTGAAAACCACACTCCATGTATTTATTGATGAGCGCTTCGTTCCTTAGTGACACGTAGGCATACTTTGCACCGTTTTCTTTTCCGTATTCTGACAGAGTGTCTATCAAGAACTTAATCGCGTCTTTACGATCAAGCTCCTTGTATTCAATGTTGGATACAATAAACTCTATCCAAACAGCTTTTGAGTTGGTAAAGTAAATGTACCCAGCACAGATGTCAACACCATCCTTTGAGACCATGATGCCACCTCGTCCGTCATTTGGCAAGAAGTCTCTACCCGGCGCTTCCCATCTCCACTGCTTCCACCACTTTGTCAAAGTGTTATCGTAGTCTTGATCGGTTAACGGCCTTGCGTCGAAACTCATTGCTACGCAAAGATAGCGAAGTTATGGGTAACTTTTGAATACCTGTGAAGAAATTGCAAATAATTCTACAGCAGTAGAGCTAGTGTTCTCAAGCAGTACCGTCATAAAGTATCCGCGTGCACCGTAAGACTCAGCAACTGCGTTTTTGACAAACACAATAAAGTTTCCAGCTACCGGCACAGTGCCACCAACTACCATGTTAATGGTAACAGATGTTGCGTTGTGTGCAGTTACGACACCAGATATAGTCAGACCTCCAACGGATCCAATGTATATGGTGTCTCCAATGCTTACAGTGGTTCCAATTCCAAACGCAAAGTCTATTCTGTAGTTTCCTGCGGATATAGGCGTAACGGCAGACGCAGACCCAATGCCCTGTGTAGACATGGCCTTCAAGTCCACGGTGTCCGGGTTTCTACGGATGTATGTAAAGTAGTCCCCCTCCTTCAACTCAAAGTACGATGCCTCCATTACGCCAGAGTTTAGGTCTGTGGTAACGGTCGCCTTCCATGGAGAGTCGGTCTCACACGCAAGCGTCTTGAACATCTTAGACTCGCTAGGCGCATCGTTGAAAACCACAGTTACGGTAGATGGGTCTGGATCGCTAGGGAGTAATGGATCTTTATACCAGTTGTTTCTACGTTGATTCGTGTTGTGCTTCCATAACTCCCCAGACTTGAACGTGTACAAAAAGTTGTTCATGTTTGTCATCCACTCGGGATAGTAGGAGTGGAAAGATGTCCACCCATCGAGCATTGGTGAGTATGTAAGAGTATAGTTAGCCATTACACAAAGTTACGACATTAGCAGGCTTGAGTTAGTATCCATGCCGTTCCGCTCCATTGGTGTGCGTTAAGCAGATCAGCTTGGTTCTTATAGAATCCAGCTGGTGCAACCGTAGTTCCAGATGAGTTCAAGTACAGTGTACCACTTACCCCGATAGTTCCATTGGTCCAGTATGAGTAGTAGTTGGTGTCTGCACAAACAACTGGCTTAGTACCTGCGTCTGTCAAGAACACCTCGGTCAATGGAGCAGCTTCGCCTGTACACAGAGCGCAGCTAGCAGATGTAACCAATGTGGTTGGAACGGTAAACGTAGCAGTCTGTGGAAGTAGGTCAGCAGTCTTAGTCCAGCAGTTCCCGTCGCTTGTCTTAAAGATGGTTCCGTTTGCAATCACACGAACTACCGCATCATAGAGAACTGCACTGTACGTGCTGTTACACAACGTGGCTTGGTAGTATCCACCAGCAGGTGGTACTGGAGGTGTTGGAGGTGTAGATCCGCAGTTAAATACTGCCAAAACTACTCCATCATTAGAGATTTGGCAACTTTGATTGTTGTTGGTCTTATACCAAAGGCTTCCCCCAACAAACACATTACCGCCTCTAGACTGCAAGTAAACGGTGTCTCCAACGATTGGATATGTGTAGTATCCGTTATGGTACAGGTAGTCCCATCCAAGAACTAACAAACCACACGCAGATGCAGACGTAGCCTGTCCGTTAATAAACACTTCAAATGGTGTTGCAGGCGTATCATTCAATATTGAAGATATTATAACTTGTGTAGATGGTCCGGTACCAAAGCAGTTAGTTGCTGTGAATGTCGCTTGATACTCGCCAATGCCCTCTACAAGTCCATTTATTATTCCAGTCTCCATATCGAAAGAAAGACCAGGTGGCAATGAAAATCCAGAACACCCGCCATTTGCAATAATAGTTGCATCGTCAGATCCAGATATTATAGACACTGTTCCTGATGAAAAACATCTTTCTACTGTTTCGGAAGTAGAAACTACAACATTTTCGTAGTATCCAGTTTCACAGTTGGCTCCATAAAATACAGCTCCATTAGATCCGCCATAAAGAGTAAAAGAGGTGCACGAAGATACCAAGTTGTAGCTAGTTGGGCTGTTGGTGGCTGGAACTTTTAAGTTTACAGACTGACCAATAATAAACTCCATATCTGAAGCTGTAACAATTGGAGGAACTGTCTCAGAGCATACGCACGTAGCAATTTCTGTGACAACGCCACTTGATGTTACAAAGATTAAATTAGTTCCTGTTTTGTGATATGCATTTCCTCCATTGTACACAGTAGCGCCAGCAGCGTCGTTATATATCGTACAGCCAACAAGTACAGATCCACCGTCGGCGTTGTGGTACTTTGTGGTTGATGGAGTCTGTGAGCAAACGTTCGCAATGGTACCATTGGTAGTGTCAAGAGTAAATGAACTCAAGGCAGCACATGCGGTAGTAGCTGTCCAGCTATTTGATGATAGTGGAGAGTAAACAGTAAGCACAGTTTCTTCCGTAGACGTTTTAACAAAGCTCAAAGTTCCTGTACTGTTGTTGACTAAGCCATTGTAAGGAGCCGATAAGTTAATATCTTCCTCTGCAACACCGGCAGCAATCAACGCATTGTAGTTAGCCAAACTATTAAGACCAACATACCCACTGTCTGCAACTATATTTCCGCCGATGGTAACAACGAAACGATCAGGAGTAGACTGCGCATCATAAGTAAACGAAGCACGTCCGTTTCCGGCGCCCATGTTTACGATGGTAGGTGTAGTTGTAGCTTCTCCGCTGTAAGATATAGAAGATCCACATGCCACGGTATTTCTGTAGTCCCAAACCAAGTACAGGTACGACTCGTTAGAGGGAGCTGTATACACAAACGTTCCGCTGTACTCTGAACCAACAAGCGACATGGTTACCGGTGTTCCAAGAGAGATAACAGTTGCGTAGTCTTCCTCAGTGTACTCTGTGTTAGACACTAAGTAGTATACCTTGTTTCCGGTTGACGGAATGAATGGATTCAATTCGGCGTTTAAGGTAGATGCGTTGTCCTTGTATGCGTAAACAGTAACAGTGTCTCCAGGAGCTGGAATTCCATTTGTTCCAGCCACATCTGAAGTGGTATCGAACAACGCTACATCGACTGGCTTGAATATGGTGTCGTTAAACTCGTATCCTAGCGTTCCAGATCCTGTGTAGTTGTATTTCTGGCTTCCTACCTTCCCGCTCTCTTTTGGATCGCCCACAACGAATGTAGAGCGACGCTTGATAACGGTAGCAGTCTGTGTGATCGTAAACGTTCTTACAAGTCCACAAGATGCAGTAATTGTAAGAGTGGCAGTACGAGAAACACCTGTGTTGTTGGCGGCGATATCTGCCTCTACGTCTTGGTTTCCAGTGCCGCTAGATGGAGCTACAGTCATCCATGCCGGTATGTTTGTGATAACCCATCCAGAATTGGACTGTATGTCAAAGATATTCTTGGTTTGGCCCGACTTGTCAACGGTCAAAGAAGAAGGCGTAACGGTCAATTCACAAGGAGACGCAGTGTCGTCGTTAGACGCGAGCACGTACATCTGATTGTATGGATCAAAAGTTCCGATCTTCTGTCTATTAATACCAGCGATGAACAGGTCCTTGAACCAGTCTCGCATGCCCTGCATAGATATTTCTTGGATACTATTTCCAGAAATTGATAATGCAACACCACGGCGGGCGTCAGTAAAGAATAAGTTTTCACCCCACACAGCAAAGCTCTCTGGGTTTAAGCTTATTCCGTATTCTCCTGGAAATGAAATTTGCTTTCCTAAAACTTCCGGGATGCTAACGATAGATCCTCCACCAACAGAGTCGCTGATCAAGTTCTTTTCGTATAGAACAACAGACACTTTGTTTTCTTGGAATACTACCAAGTCGGTATCTCTGGCGTAAAGCTTTTGGATACTTCCAAAAAACCGGTCCACGTACTTAAAGTTTGCGGTAGACAAGTTGAACTCATTAAGTCTATTGGTGCCCGTGTCCTCGCGGAAAACGCCACTGTATGTCAATCCATTTGTTACCTGCTCTTGCTCGTAGTTCTCAATGGTAGACAACACACGTGGGCTGTACTGCATCAACGAGCCATTGAAGTCGTCTCTGATACGATCGCTTTCTACGCCGTTTCTAAAGCAAAATGCATTATATACATTATCCAATTGAACCACGGCAGACTTCTTAGTAGATCCAGCCCCGGCACGTGTCTGTGTTGTTATGTTTCCTTCGTGAAGTCCATTACTAACGCCAAATGTTGCTACTTCATGGTAGATGTCAGCGTCACTAGAATTTGGAACCGTCTCAAGAACTACTGGTTCTTCAATCTGTGTAACCGTAAAATCTACAGTGATTGTGGATGGATCGCACTTGACGCCGTCTGTTGCAGGAGTGTTCCCGTATCCCAAAATATACATTCTAATAGCACCGTCTTTTGACTGTGTACTAGAGTTCATACCATCTTTTACGAAATAGTCCTTGGACCTTCTAAAGAAAATGCTTTTGTATCCTTTATTTTGTCCATCCGCAAACATCACAAAATTAGAGTACGCATTATCCTCAATAAACCACTCCTCAATGTTAGCATAGTTTGATGAAGATATGAATGTTTGTTTTGGTTGTTTAGAACCACCAACTACTTTTGATTCATCTATGCTGAATGTTATCACAGCTCCAGCTTTGATTTCTAAATCTTCATTGTTGTCTATAAACCCTGGAACTATAGCACATGATCCAATTGGGTCAGATCCTATTCCAGACGTGTTTGACGCAGCGCCTCCAGTGAAAATAGTTCTGTCTCCAAAATAGTTTAAACCTCCAACAGATCTACAATTTATTCTCCAAGAGTCATTAATAACATGACCAGACAGGTTTGAGAATCTAATCGCTACTACATTTGTATTTGTATCGTCTTTTAAGTATTGAATACCTCCGGTAATAGCAACGTTTGATTCTATAACCTTAGACGATCCGAACATGGTATATTTATACGTATTCTTACCGTCGATTGTCAATGTGAATCTTATATCTTTTCTACCAAAGTTATTTACCCAGTTTTTATTGTTTTCAATACCAAGATCATTTACGCCCCTTCCATAAAAAATGGGAGTCTCGATAGTTGCGAATCTAAATGTAAGTGGGTTTATGTTATTAAATACACAAGCAAAATTGCCAAATGCTCCAACTTTTTGAGGAACTCCAGTCTTTCCAGAAGCTGTAACCTTATATGTAAACAAGTTGTCATCGTTAAATGCAACGTTGTTGTTTACCTTAATTTTAAGATATACCCCAGATAGGTTTGGCTTTGATGGGTTATTTAAGAAATCTTTTTCTTTAACTTCAACCTCAAGAACTTTATACTGCTCTGCACTATAAGTAATTCCTAAAGGATCCGCCTTTATTACTATATAATCATTGGCCTTTACCTTATCTACGTCCGACTCGTTTATTAACATATAAACGAAAGGTCCGTCTGTATAGAATATTGTTGGATATATATTGTAGTATGCCCCCTTGTTCTGCTTGATCATTACGCGATACTTCGTAGCAAATGCAGGAGCCTCGTTGTTAATTGTAAGCAACAGCTTGTTTCCTGTGTCAGAGTTTTCTGGACCAATGTATACGGAGTTTTCTACAGACGCAAGCACTGTGCTCATGCGCCCGTATGCGTCAACATAAGAGATACCAATCTCGTAGTCTCTGTCGCTTCGCATGGTCTTTACTGGCTCTCCAATAACATATTCTGTAGATAATTTGCTTTCTGGAACTACGTCAACACCATAGTTCATGGTGATTGCTCCGCCAGCTATGTCTACAATATTGTAAAACTGCGTGTAGTTGCCGTATACTAAACGGCTCCCGATAAGCTCTTGAGCCTTCGCCTTCAACGGAACGTTATCGAACAAACGCGTTAGTTGGTTAGCAGGAAGAACGCTGTAGATTTTGTTGTTTGAGAATGATCTAAATGTAGCTATGTTTCCAGAACGACTCACATAACTTATCTTGTTGTTCCAAATATCTTCTCTAGAAAAGCTATCAATAACATTTATGTTAAGTCCAGACGAGTCTCTGAATACAAGTTGTATCTCTTTTACAATATCAGACCCAATGTCAAAAGACACATCAGCCGAGTTGTAAAAGTTAACCATTGACTTGTTAACGCCAGTACCGTAGTCGTACTGGAAGTCTTTTGGGAAGAAAGCAACCTCAGAGAACGGAGCAAGCGAGCTGTACTCGTTGTTCTGATACTTGTACCGGTAAGAGAAGTACAAGAACTTGTCGGTCATGTTGTTCGTGTCAGTCCCGTCAGTCTTCAACGCGATTGTAGGCGCTGTCAACGGTGGCTTTACGATAACATTAATCTCTTCTTCTGTGAAGTTGTTGTATGGGTAGTATGTTTTGGTATCGATTCTGCGAGGAGGATTGAGTCCGTCCGTCCAGAACAACAAGTCACTGATATAGTTTACACCGGTGATCAAGTACTGAGTATTGAAGTTGAGAACATTCGCGGCACCGGCCCTTGTGTCCATAGCCAACACGGTAGTTAATCCAGTCAACTCGTTGTATGATGCAACGATGTTTCCCCCTACAGCTTTTACAAACCAAAATATCAAAAACTCAGAAGGGACCGCAATGGATCCGATAGCCTTTGCTCCGGTCAATGAAAATGCAGAACCAGAAAACGCAGTAGCAGCAGCAGCTAGTCCGCTTACTTTGGTATTTCCAAGCTCATTCGACAGAGCACCAACGTCTGACCCCTCGGACGTGCCGATGGTAACGTTCATTGCATCTCTGTACTGTCCATCTGGGACCAGGCGCTCGTCCAGGTCCTTGTTCATTATACCAGCTACTAGGCTTCTCTTTAACTCCATTACTTGATCCAGTTATCTTGGTTTCTCAATACCATTAAAATGCGTCCAGCACTGATGTTGGACAATCGAATTTTAGCGTTTCTAAGCATAGCTGACTTCTCTTCTCTCGCACGTCTTACAACGTACTCTTGAACGCCAACCCTGTTGTTCAACACTGCCCACTTGATGTAAGAGTATATGAACTCCTCTGCGAGTTTGTTGACCTTCACGGCATTGTCATCGCCATTCTCAAGACCATCAGAAATGTACTCAATAACGACCAATTTATTGCTCATGCCAGAGCTGAAGTTGATAACTCCGGCAGACTTGTCAATTCTGAATGTTGGGTTGATGTTCGCAGCTTCTGCGTTTAGACCAAACCATCCGCCAAGGCTGTAGTTGAAGTACCAGTAACCATCCACGTTCCATCCCCAGCGCCCATTGGCCCAGCCCTCTCCGTAGAAGATGTCGTATGGGTATCCTTGGATGCGCTTGATGTCAAGCTCGGACGTTCCTGTAATTACATTCCCGTCTTGATCGTACAACACGTTGTCGTTAGAGTCCTTCAAGTATGCCTGAGCATAGTTCACAGTTGCGTTCTCGTGCAACGTGTACAAAACGCCCTCGACCTCCATAGAGATCCTAGCGTAGTTCACGTAGTCTGGAGGCAACACCAATGTCAAGTCTGCACCAACGTTCAGCTCTAGAACTTTTACGTTCCTAGCCGCGTCGTAGTTCAACTCTTGTATTGCACGCTTCGCATGAAAAAGTGCATTGTATCTGTTCAGCGTTCCGATCAGCTTGTCGTCGCCAACGTACATCAACATGAAGTTGTTGACGATGTCGGCCAAAGACACGTACTGATAGTCTCCGCTGTTGTTTGGGTCAGAGTAGTATGCTTGGTTAGTTATGTATGCCATTAGCTTTGCTTAGTTTGTTCTGCGTTGTCTGATCCTGTGGCGAACTGCACTACTTCGGCTTCTCGAATATTCACACCTGCGTATGACAAGATCTTGAAAACTAAGTCGTTTTGTTCGCTTTGCGGAAGCTCAAAGTCTTGATAGTCAACAGCTGACTGGTTGAATATAGGCGAGCCTGCCACGACAGTATATGTCCACTTAGGATCAAGAGGGTAGCGAACATACATCGCGCTGACGCTACTTGTGATCGATGCCGGGTAAACCTTAATATCATCTCCTTTTTGGTAATATGCTGGATAGGCTGTGGTTGGTGCAGTAATGTTTGAACTCAGCAAGTTCATCACCTTGTTCTGGGCCACATATTCAATTTCTTTAGTGCCGAATAGTACAACATTAACGTAGTACCAGTCAGCAGGAAGGGCAAACGATTGAGAAGGAGCATCGTATACCAGAGTAGATGACGTAGAGAATTCATCAATTGTTTCTGCAATATTTTTTTGAATGTTGGCGTAGCCATCATTTGCCAGTCTGGCGTTTCTTTTATTTACCCAGTTGGTATAGTCGTAAAAGTACTGCTCAAAGATTTCAAGCTGTGCTTGCTTGGCAAATAAGTTGAACTCCTCCGGCGTAATATAACCGTTGTTATCCTTATTGAGGATAGCCATAACGGTATTTCTTACGGTGTTTATCATGTCCTCACAAAGATAACAAAAAAAGGCCACCCCTTGCGAGATGGCCTTATTTCAAATAGTTTTAATGGTTACGCTACAGCAATTCCACTAACTGCGTATGGAAGGTTTGATACAGTGTACGCAACATTAGTCCAAGAAGTCTGCAAAGCAGCAACTACGGCGTTTTGAATTGCGTCACGCTCTGTTTCGTCTCCAGCGCCAGCAGTGGCATGTGTAAGTGTAACCACTTTGCCGCCACCATAAGTGACAGTAACGGTGGTTGTAGAGGCTTGTTCAATCAAAATGATTCCTGTAGCCTGGACTAGCTGATTTTGTTCGCTAGTAACTGGGATGCTTAAAAATTTCTCCATACAACAAATATACGAATAATTACGATAATTTATTCTTCACAACTTCAGCAACTGGCAATCCCTCTTCGCTTTCAAAGTATACGGTCAACGCAGACACTGCGTCATCTCCTGGCTGTAAGTTCATTAACTTTCGCTTATTTCCAGGAATGTTAAACCAGATCTCTCTGTTGTTGTTACGCAATGTAAACATTCCCGCGTCCAAAGCTCTTGACGCCATGGCTGTGTCTTGCAAGTCTGGATCTGCTACCATCTCTAAGAACTCTTTTGGATACTGTCTAGCGTACAATAAGATGTCTCTCTTGATTTCTGGTGTGGTCATCGTTTCAATAACGCCACCATACAATAATTGAGCGATAGACAACATGGTTTCTAACTCCAAGTTTCTGGCGGCAATCTGTGCGTCCAACTCAATATTGAGTTCTTCGATGTCCTTAGCAGCCTCTTTCTCTGTGTTAAGCTCTCTAAATACGTCTCCATTCAATGGGTGTAAGTCCATGAATTTACTAAGCATTGGATTGTTTGATGATACAATTAATACACCATCTTCAAAGATGATTGGTTCCAAAATCGCCTTGTCGTCCTGTTCATCCTCGAACACTGACTTTTGATTTCTAGAGTAACGAAGTGCTCGGTTTGCGGTTCCGTCAAAGTGCAACAAAGAAAAACGCTTGGTGTTTCTCGAAGGCAATGTGTAGCTCAATGGAGCTTTGTCTTTTGTAAGGATGAATACTCGATCCTTTAGCTGATTTGATTGTTTCATAATTTGATTTGATTTACGGTACAAATATAAACAAAAAGGGTGAGTACATTGTACCCACCCTTCTGTGATAATCTTGGTTAAGATTAAGCGGTCTTGAACAAGAAGAAGTTGTTCGCGCCCAATGTGCACAATGCACGCTCAGACAAGAAGTTAACTCTCATTGCATCCAAATCGCTAGTAGAAGCACCACCGGCAGAACCAGTAATCCAAGTCTTGTAGCGACGGTTCTCAGTTTCGCTAGCGCGGTAACGAACGTGCAAGAAAGGACGTTTAGCGTTCTTACCCATCACCATGTCGTAAACGTTAGTAGAACCAGCAGGAACCAACACACCATTAACTTCACCACCATTGATACCACCACGCAAAGTTGCGTCGTTCAAGTATTTCCAATCGGTCTTGTAGAAGTCATAGCCACGCTTAAAGCCTTTGAAGCCCAAGTTCAACGCCATGTTTTCGTCGTTGTTGAACACACCGTAGCTAGTTCCGTTAACGCCGTAGCTGTTTTGGGTAGACAACATGTCATCGATGTCGAAACCGAAGTTACGGTTAACGAACAACATGTTTTCTTGGATAGAACCTTGCTTGTCCAAACGCTGAATGATTGCGTCGAAATCAGCCAAGGTACTTGGGTTTCCACCACCCCAAACGTTACCACGTTGTTCGATAGTGTAGAACAAACCGTCGGTACCCTTGTTTCCTACGTCACCGGTAGCTGCAATAGCACCAGATGCGGTTTCAGCAGGAACGCCTTCGATCATAGCCATTTCCAAGTAGTCCTCGAAACGCAAGCGAGTTTCGTGCTCAGACTTGATGTACCACAAGTAGCCAGTTGCACCATTTTCAGTAGTAACTTCTACCCATCCGATCTGAGCCATGTCAGAACCAGATACTTCGTAGTTGTCCTTGATAATGATAGGGCTGTTGTCAAAGATTGAATCTTCAGCCTCCAAAGAGCCAGCCATTCCATTGCTGCCCTTTTTAAACTCAGAACCGTAAACAAATGCAGTAGAAGTAGTTGATACAGGGATGGTCTGACCACCAGCAGCGTAGTAAGCTACAGTGAAAGTCAATCCAGATACTGCGGTGATGATAGCTTTATCGCTTTGGGTACCACCAGCATTGCGAGACAAGAACACAGTCTGACCTACGCGGAAGTTACAGGCAGTAATGCCTGAGTCAGCAACTGTCCAAGTAGCGGTGTCAGAAGCAGCAGCAGCAGCAGAAGTACAGCTTACATACTTGGTATGCAAACGACCTTGCTCTGCCCACTTAATCAAGTCAGAGTTAGAAGGCATCTCGGCACCTACTTGGCGCAAGAAAGATGCGATAGAGCGATTACCGTAACGCTCGAATTCCTTCTCGTAAGTATCAGGAAGATACTGATTCAAGAAATCGAAGTTGGTAATGTAATTTGAAGGCAAAGTTGCCTTAACGGATGAGGGGGTTATAGCAAACCCGGGACTCACTTGAACTGATCCAGCCATAGTTTTGTTTTTTTAGTTTTTTGTTATCTGTTACTCATTTTTATCTTGAGCCCACTTCCGTGGTCAGAGTCCAAAGCAACAACTTTGAAACCAGTTGTAGGCGTGAGCTGTGGTGCCGACCGAACGTCCATCTGGATATTCTTTGACTCCTTCGCTACACTGTCTACTGCTGCGGCTCTGCCTTGCTCATAAAAGTGCTTGGCAAAACTGTCTGGGTTCATCGCTACTGCGATAGCTCTGTGGTATGCAGCTGGGTCCTTAATGAATCCTTTCTCGTCTAAGAAAGAACCAATAAACTTGCTTACGTCAGATTGAGCCTTTTTCAGTTGTTCTGGACTGCTAGGCTTAAACGAGAGAGACTTGTCGTCGATCTTAAATTCAAAACCTTTGAACTGATCGCTGAAAAGCTCGTCTGTCTTCTTAGCAAAGAACTCTGAGCGCTCTAACTGAGCCTTCTGCACTTCCTCGGATTCTTGAGCATATCTTTTGAAGTCCTCGTACATACTTTTCTCTTCGTCAGAAACTAAGCCACCCCTTGACTCAACGGGTACCTTGTACTGTTCCTTCAGTTTGTTGAAGTAGTCTTTGGCCTTTGCAAGATCTTTTTTCATTGCTAGCTTCTTCTTCTTAACGTCTTTTGGATCGTCAAGGTCTTCATCAAAGTCGTACCGAGTCTCGATTTCGTACTTTACGTCTTCGTCGTCATACTCTGGATTCTCCTGTTTGATGAATTCAGCTAGCAGTTGATTTGCAGGAACATCGTCGTAGTTCTTATTCAACTGAATAAAATCTTCGATTCCTCGTCCGGTCTCTTTCTTGTATTTCAAGAACGCAGACACGTCTTCTGGTAGTTCCTCCGCCTCTTTTCTCGCCTCGAACAAATCGTCAACTGAGTTGATTTCTTTGTTGTACCGATTTTTTAAATATGTAAGAACGTCTGTATCTTCTAGCTCCTTGGCTTGCGCCTCAGTGCTTTCGATCTTTTCTGTTGTCCCGTCAGCGGCCACTACTGTGGTTTCTACCGGGGCTTCTTCAGAAGACAAGCCATGCTTCTCTTCGTGCTCTTTCAGAAGTTGTGCTTCGATTTCTTGAACAGATTTCTGTTCCTCGAAGGCTACTTCCTTCACTTTGAATTCATTTTCCATATAAGATTTGATTTTACGTCACAAATTTACGAATAAATGTGACACGCTATTTTGGCTCAAATGACGCTAGGTCAAAGCCATCAAGGGTGTCCTCATTCGACTCGAAATCGACCGGTGGCAAGTTGTTTTTTCTTTGCTCGATCAATTTTGATTGCTGTGTATTCTGAATAGAAATCCGCTTGTCTTTAGCTTCTTCTTTCATTTTTTCTTTGTCGTTAATCATACTAGCGTCAACGCCCTTCAACTGCATGTTCATCTGAAACTCTTGCTGCATTAATTGCAACTTAATTTGAGCTTCCTGTTGCATTGTTTGAACTGAGAACATCGACTCTGCCTCCTTGATGCGGATCTTAGACTGTGTTTCTGCTTCAAGGA